AAGACGGAAAACTAGATATTGACTTTATGGCACCTACTAAGGATATGATTGGTAGGTTATCATGTGATAAATTCCCTATGGTTAATGAGGGTGAAATGGCTATTTTTAATACAACACAACTTAATAGATTGTTAAATGTATTAGCTGGTGATTTAATGCTTGATGCTTCTAAAACTAATAAAGTATTAACCAAATTAACCATCCAGGATGCTAAGGCATCTATTAATTATTCACTTGCTGATCCTCTTATGATCCAAAAAGTAGGTGAAGTAGATGAAAATATAGAATGGAAAGTACAAGCGACACTTGAAAACGAAGATTTTCATACATTTGTTAGAGCAGCGTCTGCAATCCAAGGAAATGAAATAGTAACATTAGCTGCTACTAGAGATACAATTGATACTCCTATTATTAAATTTATATTTGGGGAGCGAATGGAATTTTCAAATAAAGTAGAATTTTATGTAAACGCTAAATTTGGAGATGATGTTAGAGAAGATAATAAAATTCCCTTTAACAGCGAAATGCTTAGAGAAATTTTTAACGCTAACAAAACATCAGATGAATGTCATTTGAGTTTTGTAGATGATGGTTTACTCCGTCTTACATTTATAGCAGAAGAAGAAGGCATAAACACTACATATTTTGTTGTAAGAAAAGCTGATTACTAATTTGGAATCAAGGGATTCTTTTCGTATATTTATGAAAAACAAGGGCATACTTCAGGGCGCCTGAGTTTATAAAATTTATTAACCCGAGTAGCTTAGGCACTCACAAAACTAAAATGATATGAGTACATTATTTAATGACCACACCCCATTCGATATCCTATATCGAAACTTTTTTAAAGCAGACGAAGCATTTGCTCCTGCACTAAATTCAAAACAACCCCATCCTTTAGATATCTATTATAACGAAGACGGTCTCTATTTTGAGATTGCTTGTACTGGATTGACTAAAGATGATGTTCAACTAAAAATAGAAGGAGATCTTTTAAATATCTCCTATGACAAACCAGAAAGTGATCAACCTAAAAATTATTCAGGTTACATTTATCATGGTTTAAGTAAAAAGTCATTTAGTTTAGGATATAAAATTGCTCCTAAATTTGACTTATCAAAAATCGAAGCAGAAATGCTTAATGGATTGTTAAAAATTTACATTCCATTAACGAAGGAATCAAAGCCAAAATCAATTAAAATTAAGTAATTTAAATTTGGCGTCCTGAAGAATCCTTCGTATATTCACCACGAAATAAAAATTAACAAGTTATGGAATACATCAAAGACCCACTTTTGGGAGACTATTATTTGGTAGTCGATGAGTATAATTACTCAGTTTACAAAACTATCATGCCTGATAGCGGAAATCCTTATGACTCATGTATTGGGCATTTTGGTCGACTTGGAGGTGCACTCCAAAAAATCGCTGACAATTCTATGAAAGGAAGGTCTTATGATAGTATTAAACAATATATCAGTGAATATGAATCAATTTTAAATAAATTTCAAGAAAAATTTTTGTAATGGTAAAAGCATTATTTAACGCAGTAATTATTAAACCTATTGAAGAGGAAGAGAGTGTTCATGGCAACATTGTAGTTCCTGATATGGGTAAAGATAAAAATCTTAAAGGAGAAGTAGTTTCTGTAGGTCCTGGGTATTATACCTCAATGGGTACTTTTGTAGAAACTGTAGTAAAAGTAGGAGATATTGTTCTTCTCCCCCAAATGGGTCCTACTAAAATGGACTATAAAGGAGAAGAATATTATATGATTGAAGAAAATAAAATTTTAGGAGTAATTGAAAAATGAGTAAGATTATTAACTATGGAGATGATTCCCGTAAAAAACTAATCAAGGGAATTAATCAACTAGCAGACGCAGTTGTAACAACTTTAGGACCAAATGGTCGAAATGTAGTAATTCAACAAGATCAAGGTGTACCTCAAAGCACTAAAGATGGTGTAACGGTAGCAAAATCAATTGAACTTGAAGATCAAGTTGAAAATGTAGGAGCTCAAATGCTTAAACAAGCAGCTATTAAAACTGCTGACCAAGCAGGTGATGGTACTACTACTTCAACTTTATTGGCACGTGAAATTGTAAATGCTGCATCACGTTATAGTGATAAAGGACACAATATTGTAGAAATTAAACGTGGTATTGATAAGTGTGTTAAAGCACACGTGGATTACCTCCGTAACCTTTCTCAAGATATTTCAAGTGAAGATCAACTCCGTCAAGTAGCTACTATTTCAGCTAATAACGATACTGAAGTAGGTGAATTGATTGCTACTGCAATGGAAAAAGTAGGACGTGATGGTGTAGTAACTATTGAAGAATCACGTACAGGTGAAACATACCTTGAAACAGTAGAAGGTTTACAATTTGATCGTGGTTACAAATCACCTTATTTTGTAACTGATAATAATACAATGAGTGCAAACCTTAAAGATGCTGTTATTTTATTTTATAATGGTAGAATTACTACAGTAAAGGATTTGCTTCCACTTTTGGAAAATCTATCATCACAAGGTAAATCACTCCTTATTGTTGCTGAAGATATAGATGGTGAAGCACTTGCTACTCTTATTGTTAACAAAATGAGAGGTACACTTAATGTTTGTGCTGTTAAAGCTCCTGACTTTGGTGAACGACGTACTTTACTTTTGAATGATATGGCTACACTTACGGGTGGTCAGGTTGTTGATAAAGATAAAGGTATGAAACTTGATAAATTTAACCTTGATTGGTTAGGTCAATGTCGTACAGTTACTGTTACTAAAGAATCTACTACTATTGTAGATGGTGCAGGGGATGAAGAAGCAATTGAACAGCTTTGTACTTCACTCCAATCACAAATTGAAAATTCAACTTCACCATTTGAAACTGAACAACTTCAAAAGCGTTTGGCCAAAATGACTGGAGGTGTAGCAGTAGTACACGTAGGTGGAAATACTGAAACAGAAATGCGTGAAAAGAAAGATCGTGTTGATGATGCACTTCAAGCTACTAAAGCAGCAATTGAAGAAGGTATTGTACCTGGTGGGGGTATTGCTTTACTCCGTTCAAGTTTAGGAGCAACATGTGAACCTAGTAATGATGATCAACAATTAGGTTGTAACATTATGAGTCAAGCATTGCGTCGACCATTCCAACAAATTCTCGAAAATGCTGGAGTAGAAAATGTTCATCAAATTGAGTTTAGTGCCACTACAAGTGAAAACCTAAACTCAGGTTATAATATCAAAACAGGTAGGTATGAAGATTTCCTTGAAGCAGGAATTATTGACCCTACTAAGGTTACGCGTTGTGCTCTTGAAAATGCTGCTTCGATTGCAGGTACTATTTTGCTAACAGAATGTACTGTAGTAAATAAACCTGCAGACAAAGAAGAACCTCAATTGGGAGGTATGCCTGGAATGTTTTAAATTTAGATAATGTCTGAATTCGAAACAGTAGAGCAGAAACAACTCATCGCAAAGAGAGTCCCACCTGGTGACAGGTGGGCTCTCGTCGATGATCCTAGTACAGTGCATCCTACATTAACTGAAACTCTAGAAGCATATTTTAAAAAAACACAGTTTAATGCTGCTTTTTATTTAGATCCTATTGGAAGTGCTTTGTATGCAGTTAAACGAACAGAAGTAGAAATTAAACCAGAACCAATCAAAACATTTGACTTTTATGGAGACGGCTACCAATAATTCACTTTGGGTTGAAAAATACAGAAGTAAAATCTTAGGAGATTATATTGGAAATGAACATCTCAAGGATACTATTAGTAAATACCTTGAATCTAATGATATCCAAAATATGATTTTTTATGGTCCAAGTGGCACAGGAAAAACTACATTAGCAAAATTGTTAGTTCAAAATCTTGATTGTGAATACATCTACATTAATGCTTCGGATGAGAGGGGAATCGAAACTATTAGGGATAAAGTATCAGGATTTGCTAGTACTATGTCATTCAAACCACTTAAGGTAGTAATTTTAGATGAAGCAGATTTCCTTACAATCCAAGCTCAAGCTTCACTTCGAAATGTAATCGAAACCTTTTCCAAAAGTACTCGATTTATTTTAACTTGTAATTATGTAGAACGTATTATCGATCCTCTTCAATCACGTTGTCAGGTACTCAAAATTGTACCTCCTAGTAAAGGTGAGGTGGCAAAACACATTTTTAAAGTATTATCTAAAGAAAATGTCCAACATAATACTGATGATTTAAAAACAATTGTAAACCAATACTACCCAGATGTACGTAAAATGCTTAACGTATGTCAAATGAATTCTAGAGATGGTGAGTTAGAATTAGATAAATCTACGCTTGTTGCTTCTAATTATATTGATCAAGTAATTGAATTACTTCCTAATAAAAAGTCATTTAAGCAAATTAGACAAGTAATTGCTGACTCTAACGTACAGGATTTTGAAGCATTATATAAAGCACTATATGAACGTATAGACGAGTATACATCACGACCCGCAGAAGCAATTATTATTATTGAAGAATATATGTACCATTCAAATTTCCGAATTGATAAAGAAATTAACGTAATGGCTTGTATTGCTAAACTACTTGAAATCTCTGGAAAAATTGTTATATAAAGACCTCATAGAATTTGGAGACAGAAAATTCTTATTGTATCGTACGGTAAGAGAAACAGAAAAAATAGATGCCAACATACTTAAAGAACATTGGCATTGTGACACAGTATTAAAAAGAGACAACTTATATTATTTTTGTAACGAAATTAAAGAAATAGATTATGCAGAAATCTGATATGCAACAAATGCAACAACCCCAAATTGATTTGGAAAAAACCACAATTGTTCCTAATGGTTCTGGGGGTGAATTATTTAAACAAGGATTTATCTTACGTAAAGTATCCCGTTTTATTACAGGGGGAGATGAAGATGCAGTACTCCCAATCCCAGTATTTTATGATGGTTCAACAGGTAAAATTTTAAAAGATACCTTACCACCTGAAATTAGGGAAGATTATGACACTATTTGATTGGTTAAAAGAACTAACAGGTAAAAAACGAGATTGGGACTCCTTTTCCGATAAGGAGAAGGAGTCCTTTAATCCTTATATGATTAATCGTTTTTTATCAATGCATGAACCTTTTGTTGAGTTAGTTAATTATATTCAAACAATTCCTTATACTGATAAAAAGAAATATTACACAGTATATTGTGGTTTACTTCCAAAACAAAATGTTTGGTTAAAATATATTAAATCAAAAATGAAACAACCGACAACTGAATTAGTAGATGCACTTTCTAAAATTTATGAGTGTTCTACTCGAGAAGCAGCTAATGCTGTTATTACTTTAGATAATGAAGATTTAGAAGACATTCTATATAAAGCAGGTTATCAACCTAATGATGTAGTTAAAATGTTTAAATAATGGATAGTATTGTAACTTCAGTTATAGAACAATTCACTAAACGAGCAGAGTTGGGTGAAAAAAAGTATGGTGTTAATCTTGATAGAGAAGATTTAAAATTCCATGAATGGGTAACTCATATGAAAGAGGAGCTTATGGATGCTATACTTTACTTAGAAAAGTTAGAAAAACTACATGATGAGGGATTTTAAACAAATTTATGTTTCTGGTACCCTTAGTTTTTTTAAGAAAACCTTTATAGATAGGTGGAAACTTGAGGAATATTCAAACCCTACTTCACCGGCAGTATTTGTGGGTTGTTATTCTCCATATGATCTTAATATTATACAAAATCATAAAGCCCCTTTTATAATGGTTTGGGGGGGAGCGGATCAAAATAAATTTGATTTGATAAAATCTCTACCTTTCCTTGTAGGAAGCCCTGCTTATAGACCCATTATGATTGATACTTTTAATAAGATAAATTATCCCTATAAGCGAATGGTGCTTCCTTTTAAAAATTATGAAGAATTCACACCCACACCTTTAGGAAAAAATATTTATGTTTACAAAGGATTTAATGGAGATAGACCCGGTTATTATGGGTGGGAAGAGGTAATAAAACCCTTACAACAAATTTTTGGTGTTGATAGAATCATATATGCTGAAAGGAAACCTCTTCAAGAATTAAAAGAAAATTACTATAATAATTGTTTTGTTTATGTAAAACCTAATGATAAGGGAGGAAATACTTCTATGTGGGAATTAGGTTATATGGGGCGAAAAACAGTTAGTTTTAACCACGGTAATCTTCCTAATGTTTTAAATTCTACTTCATTAGAAGATATGGTCCAACATATAGAAAAAGAAAGTAATAAAATAGGAACAATTCAACATAAAGTGGCAAAGCAAACTCATGAAGTATTAACACATAGTGATGAATGGTTAACTCTAAATTTTTGGAAATGATTAACAAGAATGCAAAAATAGGTAAAAACGTAACAATTGGAAGTTATGTAATAATTGAAGAAGGTGTGGAAATTGGTGATAACACAAAAATTGGACCGTTTTGTATTGTGCGAACTGGAGCAAAGATTGGCAAAAACTGTTCATTTACTGCGTATTGCGAAATTAGAGAAAATGCGGTTATTGGTGATAACTGTACGTTTGGTAGTAGATGTACTATATGTGCTGAAACTATTATAGGTAATAATGTTACTATAAAATATGGGTTCGTTACAACCACTATGGATTTTAATAGTAAAAAAGACCTAAAAGCAGGTACTGTTGGTGATAATAGTATGATAGGTGCTAATGTAATGTTAGCACCAGGTGGTAGTATTGGTAAGAATAGTATAATAGGTGCATGCTCACAAGTTAGAACTATGGTTGGTGATAATGAGGTTTGGTTTGGCAATCCCGCAAAATTTTATAGAACTAATGATAAGTAGAAATGAGTGGATGTCTTCTTTTTATGAAGATAGTTGGTATGAAATAGAAAATATTTCTGATTTAACTAATATTAATAAAGGTATGGTTGAATGGAGAATAAATTCAAATGATTATCATAATATAGAACTTGCGCAAAAACATAATTTTACCCTTGTAGAGAGTTTAATAAAATTTAAAACAATAATTAATAATTTTGAAAAACCACCATCCTTTATTAGATTAGCGGTGGATGAGGATATAGAAGACCTTAAAAATATTGTAAAAGTTTGCTACTTTAATCACCCTAAGTTTTACAATAGATTTAAAAATTTAGAATTTTTTACAAAAGAAAAATCAGAAGAATATTATTTAAAAAGTCTAACCAACTCATTTAATTCGAATAATTGCATTACTCTTGTAGCCGAAGATAAGAATGGTGTTTATGGATTTAGAACTATGAAAAAAAATAAAGATAAAGAATATCATGGTGTCATAGCGGGTGTACTTCCTAGAGCTAAGGGTAAAGATACTTTAAAATATCTACAAAGAGGTATGTCTTTTATTATTAGGGAAGATTATACAGAATATAATGCAACACAATTAGGTAATTACCAAGTAATAAAAAACCATATCAAAGAAAATAGGATATTAGATAAAATTGAACATATATTTTATAAAAAAATAAACTAATCATGCCAATTAAAAAACATAACCCATTTAAAATAGTTCAAATGTTTGAAGAAGAAATAGCACATTATACAGGTGCTTCTTATGCAGTTTCTGTAGATAGTTGCACAAATGCCTTATTTTTAGTATGTAAGTACCTTAACATCAAAGAAGTTACTATACCTTCCCAAACTTACCTCTCAGTTCCTATGAGTATAATTCAAGCAGGGGGGGATGTAGTTTTTGATAAAAGCCCTAAAACTAACCATTGGAAAGGAATATATCAATTAAAACCATACCCTATATACGATGCCGCCAAAAGACTAACTTCAGGAATGTATATTCCTAATACTTTTATGTGCTTATCTTTTCACATAAAAAAATCTTTAGGAATAGGTAAAGGAGGAATGATACTCACTGATAATAAAAATGCTGTAGAGTGGTTTAAAAAGGCTAGATATGAAGGTAGGAGTGAAAAATTTTACAAAGAGGATTCAATCGAACAGTTAGGATGGAACATGTATATGACTCCTCAAGAAGCAGCCCATGGACTTTCTCTTCTTCAAAATCACCCACTACATCACCCTGACCTAGAAGAAGTTAATGGTTATAAAGATTTAACAGAATTCCCAGTATTTAAAAATTATAAAATTATCAATGGCTAAAAAACCTCAAATACTCAAGGAGATACAAAATAAAGAGTTGCCTGAGGTAAATTACGCTTACCAAAAGACAATCTCTTACTCACAAATGTCAATATATAGGAGTTGCCCACACAAGTGGGCACTTCAGTATAAAGAAGGACATTATGATGATTCTCCTTCAATTCATTTTACTTTTGGTACTTCAATGCACGAAGTGATTCAAGATTGGCTCACTGTATTATATGAAGAATCAGGTGCTAAAGCAGATGGAATAAATTTAGAGGAACAATTCCAAGAAAAATTTATCAATCTATATCAGGAATCATATAAAAAAAATAACAACACCCACTACTCATCCCCAGAAGAATTAAGAGAGTTTTTTGAAGATGGAGTAGCAATTCTTGATTTTATTAAGAAAAAACGTAGCCAATATTTTAGTAAACGTGGTTGGCACCTTGCTGGTATTGAGTTACCAATTGTAATGAACGTTGGTAGAAACTTAGTATACAAGGGTTTTATTGATTTAGTATTGTATCATGAACCTACAAATAAATTTTATATATACGATATAAAAACGTCTACTAGAGGATGGGGTGCTAAAGCTAAAAAGGACGAAACTAAACAAATGCAGTTAGTCCTTTATAAAAAGTTTTTTAATGAGCAGTATGGAATCCCACTTGAAAATATAGAAGTAGAATTTTTTATTATACGTAGAAAAATTTGGGAAAATAGTGATTACCCAATTCACAGAGTTCAATTACATAAACCTGCTGCAGGACGTAATAAACTTAATAAAGCTAATAAAATATTAGATGAGTTTATTAATGAATGTTTTACTCCAAAAGGTAAATATCAAGACAAAGAATATCCAAAAGTAGTATCAAGATTATGTGAGTGGTGTCCTTTTAATGACAATGATAAATTATGTAATAAACATGCATCTTCCTGATTCTGCGAATATTTATATCAAAATATATTATGAAAAAAGATTTAACATTAACAAGCGTAAAGATTCAAAGCGATTTATTTGAAGAATTTAAAGTAGCATGTGTTAGACATAAGTTTTCGTTTCAAAAACTTGCTGACCGAGCTATTCATTTATATCTTACCGATGAGGACTTTAAACGACAAGTCCACAATCACAACAATTTAGATTTATAAAAATTAAATGAAAAAAGGTTATATTCCAAAAGATCAACGAAAGAAAATTTTGTTGATGTGTGACGACATTAGAACTCATTCGGGTATTGGTACAATAGCAAGAGAAATTGTAGTTCACACTGCTCACCATTTTAATTATGTAAACATAGGAGCAGCAATTCAACACCCTGAAGCAGGTAAAAAGTTAGACTTAAGTAACAGTACAAATGAGGAAGCAGGAATTGATGACGCTTCAGTAGTTGTTTATCCTTCTAGTGGATATGGTACTCCTGACTTAGTAAGACAAATGATTGCAACTGAAAAACCAGATGCAATTTTTATTATTACTGATCCTAGATATTGGACTTGGTTATTCCAGATGGAAGCAGAAATTCGTAAAAAAATTCCTATTATTTATTTAAATATTTGGGATGATTACCCTGCTCCTCGTTATAATGAAGCATTCTACGAATCATGTGATTTGTTAATGGGTATTTCTAAACAAACTGTTAATATTAACAAATTAGTATTAGGTGAAAAAATAAAGGATCGTATTATTGAGTATGTTCCCCATGGTTTAAACCATAATAAATTTTTACCTTTAGAAAAAAATGATTCTGAATTAGTAGAGTTTAAGAAAAATTTATTTAAAGGAAAGGAATTTGATTTTGTTGTTCACTTTAACTCTAGAAACATTAGACGTAAACAAGTCCCAGATACTATTTGGGCTTTTACTCAATTTGTAGATAAATTACCTTTAGAAAAAGCCAAAAAATGTGCTTTAGTTCTCCATACCCAAGCTGTAGATAATAATGGTACTGATCTACCAGCAGTAATTGATATGCTTTGTGGGGATGATGAAAGATATAATGTTATAATCCATCAGGATAAATTAGATGATAAAGGAATGAATCTGTTATACAATAGTACAGATGTTCAAATTCAACTTACTTCTAATGAAGGGTGGGGATTAAGTTTAACTGAAGCTATGCTAGTAGGAAATCCTATCATTGCTAATGTTACAGGCGGTATGCAGGATCAAATGCGTTTTGAAATTAAAAATGGTACTTGGATTGAATTTGATGAACTATTCCCTTCAAACCATAGAGGTACTTATAAAAAGTGTGGACCTTGGGCCTTCCCAGTATTCCCAACTAGTATTTCAATTGTGGGTTCACCTCCAACTCCTTATATTTTTGATGATAGATGTGAAGCTAGTGATGCTGCTAATCAACTTATGAAAGTTTACAAACTTGATCCTGAGCGTAGAAAGGCTATTGGTTTAATGGGTAGAGAATGGGCTATAGGAAAAGAAGCAGGATTTACTTCAGAACGTCAAGGTGAACGAGTTATAGAAAATATTGAAAAATTATTTGAAACTTGGAAACCTAGAGCCAAATACGAGTTGATCAAATCAACACCACTTAAGAAAAAAGTTGCACAACATAATTTAGTATATTAATGAAACCTATGTTTATAGTAAGCTGTCCGATTGACACGTACAGTGGTTATGGAGCGAGAGCTAGAGATTTTGTAAAAGCTCTTATTGAATTAGACAAATACGATGTAAAAGTTTTACCCCAAAGGTGGGGCCAAACCCCTTGGGGTTTTATTGAGGACCATTCTGAATGGCATTTCCTTCAACCCCATTTACTCCCAGCAGGTAACCAATTACCTAAACAACCTGAAATTTGGTGTCAAATAACTGTACCTAATGAATTTCAACCTGTAGGAAAATATAATATTGGTTTAACAGCAGGCATTGAAACTACAGGATGTCATCCTTCATGGTTAGAAGGATGTAACAAAATGGATTTAGTACTAACTTCATCTACCCATAGTAAAAAAGTATTTGAAAATATTAAGTTTGAACAACGAAATCAACAAACTAATCAAGTAGTAGGAGAATATGGGCTACAAAAACCTGTTGAAGTATTAATTGAAGGTGCTAATTTAGATATTTACCAACCTAAAAAATCATCATTTGATTTAAGTCAAATCGAAGAAGAATTTGCTTACTTGTTTGTGGGACATTGGATGCAAGGTAATATAGGACATGATAGAAAAAATGTAGGGTTGCTTGTAAGGTTATTTTTTGAAGCTTTTAAAAATAAAAAGAAAACACCTGCTTTAATTCTAAAAACTTCTACAGTGGGAACTTCTTATATGGATAGAAATGAAATTCTTAGACGAATTGATATGATTAGAAATTCTGTAGAAGATGCTCGTACTTTACCTAATGTTTATTTATTACAAGGAGAGTTTACTGATGAAGAAATAAATGAAATTTATACCCACAACAAAGTTAAAGCTATGATTAACTTAACTAAAGGTGAAGGATTTGGTCGTCCACTTTTAGAATTTAGTTTAACTAAAAAACCTATTATTACTACAAATTGGAGTGGACACACCGATTTCCTTAACGAGGAATTTGTTTCCCTCCTACCAGGAAAACTCCACCAATTAGATGATAGCTCAGTAGTAAAAGATGTATTAATGAAGGAATTTCAATGGTTTGGAGTAGACCATACTGCTGCTATTATGGCTATGAGAGATATGTTTACTAATTATAAAAACTA